ACTGTAAGGTCTTGTGCCAATCGGGTAAGTCGTTCATGATACTTACGCTCAATTTTTGATAGCAAAATACTAGCACGGATATAACCGTCCTTCTCTTGTTTTTGTTTTGAAGATTCTACATACATCATAATAATGTACCTCCTTTTATTTTATCTCTTCATCATAGGACGTGTAAAAGTTGCGTCACTTAATACACCTTTGCAAAATCGTATAAGTCACTATCCGACATATACTCGCCTTTGTTGTTAACACTCAACCTAGGAGTTTCTGTTTCCCCTGAGTCGAGAATATCTCCAAGAGTATCTGTGTATGCCCTAACCACCATCAGTAAGTTTGGTGCATCCTTCTTGGATATAAAAGCTGTCTGAGCGGTCAGATTAGGATTTGGGTTTGGTGTGTGAATATGCAAACCATCAAAATATGACTTGTCGGGATCCACAAACCCTCTAACCACAACGAGTTCGTCATTAACCGTCATGTTAATATATAACTCAATCATATCTAACTTTGGATTATAATCTCCCATAATATACTTGTATTTAATTGAATATACTTTGGGGATATGCTTAATAGAACCTCTCGGCTTTCCTTTAGTCTTTTTCCTGACTTTGCTTACTGCCATGAATATCTCCACCCCATATCAATAGTTTTAAATGCATCCGTATCTCTATCCCATAATTCATTAATATGAAACTCTTCTGGAGTATCTGTCAAATCTTCTGCTACCATAACAGTTCTAACTTCGTCTTTGTATTTAACATCGATGAGTTCACGAATACGATATAGAGTATATTCATTTGTATCTACTTTATTCAACAAATACTTAATCCCTTTAAACCCTTGAGCGTAAATAAGATTTTCATTGATGATCTTATGGTTAGTTTGACTACGTCCGCGGTGAATAACACTTAAAGATTCATCTTTTAACATTTCATAAAATTCTTGTTGGAAGAAATAAATGTTTTTACCTTTTGGTAAAGGTCTACCATCTACTCGTTCGAATTTGTTTTTGACGCCATCTGACATTTGAATAATTGGATTCCAACGCGTTGTGCTGAGCAATAAAATTTTGTCCATATTAAGACCTCCTTTTTGAAAAAAAAAGAAGAGGTGGAGTTGAACCACCGACCCCGCATTTCTGCGTGCTCTCCCGCTGAGCTATCTTCTTTCATTATAGTGCGTGTAATTTCTGCGAAAAAAAAAGAAAGGGACTTGCGTCCCCACCGATTATAATGATTTATAGAAATTAACCAGTTCTTCAGAATCTTTCTCAACTTCCATACATCGTTGAGTGATTCGATCACAAAGTTCCTTAACTTCTGTTTCATCAATATCAGTGACGGGCGCAAATCCCATTTCTGTATTTGTAGAAATATTTTCCATTGTGCTCCATGTATCATATACTTTGTAACTACGTGTAAACACTTCTTCGTAAGTAACGCAATCTAATAAAGTTTTGAGTTCGTTTTTTAATCGTTTATAAAGATTTAGATAATAATCTTTAACATATAGATTAACAGCACTATGTGCTAATCCAATATCAATTAATTTACCTAACATCTTTTCTAACTCATAATCTTCGTACATCAAAGCTAATTTGATCATGTTTTCTTGATTTAGTGTAAGTTGTTGTTTTTCAGTCATGATAATGACCTCCTTAAATTATCTTTTCATTATCACCCCTGTAATTTCTGCGAAAAAGAAGATGGCATGAAAACCATCTCTTTACTATTCTTGACCGACCCATATCGTTTCTTGCCATCCTTTTACAGCGTCTTCTATAGTATATCCATACACCATTAAAGATGACTCTATACGATTACGAATATAGTCGTAAGTATCCTTAGTAAAGCGATCCTCCGTAACCATCTCCAAAATTTTTGCATGTTTAATTATTTCTGCAAGTATTTCGTCTGTTCTTTTGCTAGGACCAACATAATCGTGCATTGCTTTATATAATGGTTTTATTAGTTTGTATAAGAATATGTAGTCGTATTCATCGTAAGTGCCCCAGGCATCCCAATAAAGACGTACAAGATCTTCCTCACCATAATTCCCTAATATATAGCAGCAATCCAATATTGTATCAAATCCTAACATTTTATAAAACTTAATTGTATCCATAATTATACCTTCCTTTCATTATAGGATATGCAGAAACTGCGTTGCAAAAAAGAAGGGAGCCATGTAGGCCCCGCTTCTATTAGCCACGACGTTTAGATTCCATATATTCCCGAGGGCTCATATTATAGTTTCTATCGTGTTTAGAAATGTCTTTTTGTAACTTATTGTATTTGTTCAGATACTTACCGATTTTCTTATCGGTTTTATTACCGTTCTTTTGATATCGCTCTTGAGCAACTCTTCTTAGCTCTTCGGCTTTATTATATTTCTTGGCACCTTTAACTTTTTCTTTTAGGCGCCATTTAGTATAACCACCATCACTAGTTCCATCGCCCTTATGCTCTTTAGCCAAATCTTTAACGATACCTTTTGCTTGCTTTTTAAGCTTTTTATAAGATGAGTAGTTTGCCCGTAAATCGGCATGACGACTACGAACACCCCACTTCATTCCTTTTATACCAAAGTGCTCAATAACATCATCAGAATTGTCGGTATGGATTAGTTTATCTCCGTTAATAAGTTTCATAGTTTACCTTCCATATCCTCAGCGTCGTCTAGATAGTTGTCATCAATCCATTGAGCAGATTGAGGTGAACCGATACGAGAATATCCATCCACTTTCTCATAGACACGCACACGAGAACCTTTCTTAAATAGTTCTTTTTCTTCAGCACCAGCGAATGGTTGAGCTTCTACCCAGTAGTCCTCTGTGATAGTTGCTTCGTAATATGGTTGTTCACTTGATGGTAAATGTGTACCAACATTCAACTCATGTTCGAATGTATTCTCAGCGATCTCAATTTGAGGAGGGTTAGGTACACGAGATCCACCGTTGTAACGATAGAAATAGAAATATGGTTGACCGTTATAGCCCCAGATTTCATCGTGGTTATTACGAGTGATACCATTATAGCCATAGTTACAGTGGATAATAGTTCCATCAGAGTCTAAGAAAATACCTGTGTGACCAAATGCCCCAGCAGAATATCCTTTTTGACCCCAAATGAAAATATCACCAGCTTGTACGTCAGCTTCTTGGTTTTCTGCCAACAGTACCCAGCCATTTTGCAACAACCAATCATGCATTGTCTCAGTTGAGCAAGGCCAAGGTAATGTGCTCATACCACCGGCTACACCAGCGTAGTACATTGATGATGAGCAGTCGAACGAGTTAGGACCCGTACGATGTTCCATAGAATATGTTACTTTTCCTTCACGAGCTAGCATCCAAGCTAGCATTGCGGATGGGTTTACTACCATTTAGTTACCTCCATTAAATTCTAGCGCTACCGTTACCGATATTTAGGGTTGATTGTTTGTTGATCTTACGAGCTTTATCACGAAGCTTATTCCAACGATCTGTACGAGATTTAACCTTTTGATCAATCAATTTACCGTAAGCGTTCTTTTGGAATTTAGCCATCATCTCACGAGTGACTTTATTTTTACCATGGATTTTTTCCAAGGTCTTATAGTCTGCCGGACCGTTAAGTGCTTGAGTGTCTTTAACAGATTTGATATATGCCAAATCGGCATCATCTTTATGTAAATCATCTGCTGACGCGACATCCACTGCATCGACATCGTAGTTTTCGATACGGTTTTTACGCCATTTCATACCCTTTTTACCGTAGTGTTGGATTACGCTTCGTGAATTGTCAATTGCTGTATATGCCATATTTAGTTTCCTCCTGCTTCAGTTGCTGCTTTCTTAAAGTCGTTCGGATTGAGGTGAACGACGTCTTGCCACTTTAAAATTTCTACGATACCGTTCTTGTGGTAATCCGAGAACAGTTTGTAGATATCTGTGGTATCTTTAGGAATTGTGAGTGGTTTATTCACAGTAACCATAGCAAAGTCACCTTCCCAACCCTCAGCTTCATAATTAGGAATACGAAGTTTGATTTGAGATCCTGGGAAATATGATTCGCCAAGTTCTCCTTCTTTAAGGTATTGGATAAGCGTTGCAAATTGGTTGTCGTAAATAAATGGAGAGCGCAAATTGACGTCTAGCAAAGTAGACATCAAAGTGTGCTCATTACGAAATTGAAGATCTTGAATAAGGTACTTACCAATCTCTTCGTCAGTTTGTTGCTTCATATCTTCTGTTAAGACATAAGGATATTCGTAGCGGAAATATGGATTGTTATCCACAACTGCTACTTTAGTTCCTTCTTCATCTTCAAAGCGTTCTAGTTTAAACATAAATTAACCTCGTTATCTAGTAATTTGGTCTGGCCACGGATCGTCCGTGGTATAAGTCATAGTTGTAAATCGTATATCTCCAATATCACGATCTGTTGGTACGTCGTTCAGGAATTGCAAGCGCACTTGTCTAGAATCGGTAATACCGCCAACGTAGAATGTACCGTAAGGAACACCTTTATCGTTTGTCATATTTCCCAGTTTAGAACCTGTAGGAATAAACCCTTCTTTAAGGCCTCCTTGAGGAATGATGGTTACAAATTTGTTACGGTCTGATGGGTGATCCGCATATCCAGCAGCTCCTCTTCGTTTAATACCGAACCAACCCCATGACAATCCACCCCAAGTCAATTCGACAGTGGAGTTGATACGACGGAATGTCAATACTGCACCGTTTAGAGGAGAACCTGTCATCGGTAATTTAACATTTCCGGTATCACCATATAGTACTCGCCAACAACTTTTTGCTTGATCACGGTTTGCATTCTCAGCATACATCTGAGTCTTGATCCATTTAAGGGCGCCGTTTTTACGAAGTCGGTCGACATATACCGAACCGATTGGGATATTCTTAAGTGTGTTGATGTTATCACCATCATAAGGATATCCATCACCAAATACAGTATCTACATCATTACCAGCAACAATTGTGGTACCGCCACCATAGCCTCCATTTACTGCTTTAATAGCCTCGGTCATCCGTGACGCAGTAACAAATGGATCTCCACCATTACGTAATTTATCATCAACCACAGCGTCAATACCAAGCGCCAAGTGTTGGTTCTTGATATTTGTTGTCATTTGGGTTACGAGATTTTCATATGTTGGGAAAATAGCATACAAGTCGTTTAGTTTCTTGTATTCTGATGGGATTTCTACCGTAGGGGCAGGCCGGTTTTCAAGGGTCGTTACACGACCATCAACGTCACTAACTTGAGATTGTAGACCTGTGAGATCACCCTTCACTTGGTTTAGTTCTGGCTTAGTCGCAAAGTTAGTTGTGTCAATAGTGGCAGCTTCTCCAGGAGGGCCGACAGGACCAGCGGGTCCAACAGGACCTGGTTGTCCGTCTTCACCTTTAGGTCCACGCTCACCGGTTTCTCCTTTGTCACCTTTAGGACCTGGAGGTCCAGGAGGGCCTTGGATACCTTGTTCACCTTGAGGACCTGGTTGACCATCTTCTCCCTTTGGTCCAGGAGTTCCCGGTCCACCAGCATTAGATTTGATTTTCGAGAACTCCGCTTCAACATAACTTACACGAGCAGTAAAATTAGATATATCTTTACGAATTACACTAATTTCAGAAGCTGTTGGTGTGTCTTTTTTAACCGAAATAAGTTCGTTATGACCTTTATATAATACTCGGTTACCGTCAATATCTTCGTCAACTCGCAAATCGCTATCCTTGAGGAATTCGTCAAGTTTGCCAGCGGTCTTGATATCATTCCAAATAGTTGTGACGTAGGTGTCATCTTTTTTGAGAATTGTGGTGATATCTTGAGAAGTAAGCGTGTCCTTCAGTGTCTTAATGATCGCCTCAGAAATACTAGCCGATAACTTCTGCTCAATACCTTCTAGTTTGGTGTTGATACCAGAAATGCCAGTAGTATTTTCCGCAATCTTAGTATTCAACTCCGTCTTGACAGTATCGGCGTATCCGTGAGTATCCACTCCAGCAATAGCTCGTTGGACAATAGGATTGATGAATTCATCAGATTGAAGTTTGGTGTTAATCGCAGATGTCACACTATCCACGATTGTTTGACGTTCAGCAGTGAATTTAGTCTCAACCAATCCTGTCAGATCTAATTTAAGCTGAGGAATATCGACGGCATTGATAATCTCGGCCTTAATTTGTTCTGTTTTAGTTGTAAATTCACTTAAGATATTCGTCTTAATTGTATCCACGTCAATACCAGCAACTTTAGATTCGACGGCTTGAATCTTAGCGTCCTGATTTTGCACGGATTTTGATTGTTCTTCTTTGATTGCATCGACCTTAGCCGTTACAGCCGTAAGAACATCATTCTGGATCTTAGCAGTATCGATAGACTTGACCACACGATTGAGAATGTCATTCTTAAGAGCGACAGTGTCAATTTCAACCCCATCTTTACCAGTTAGTCCAGATTTGGCAATAACTTTGTCAATAACACTTCGCAAGAAATCGGTATTAACTACATCTGATCCCACCTCGACGTAAATATCACCATTTGTATGGAAGTCACGGACAAATAAGTACTTATCTGCTCCTGTATAACCACGGTCAGCTCCATCTTCGTCCTTTGGAGAATATACATCGAACTTGACAGTGATTGGTTCAGATAAGAATGATGATTTAGGGACAACGATTTTAGCGTAGCCCGTATAATTAATTAAATTATTAGGAATTTCAAGATTTAAGCACCCAGTAGTATGTTCAAATTTAGCTTGAATTTCCTCAGAAGTATCATGAGATGTCCTAAACAAGACACCGGAGATAACCTCTGTATCCCCGGCACTTGGCTCGGCAAATTTGATACTTAAGCTGCGATCTGTACCGTCATCGACGATAGTCACAGGCGTATCTAAATATCGCATTTAAGCCTCCTTGTGGATTATTGTGCTGCAGGAGTTGTCTCCTTAGCATATGGATATGACAAGGCAATTCCGTTTTGTCCGAAATATCCGTTTTCTTTGAATTCAGAAGCTGGTTGTCCGGCATATGTGAATTCACGGTTTGCTTGCACGATGACAAGTTTACCTTCGCCATCGACCTCAGTGTGACTTGGATCATTGACTGTGAAGATGTCTTGGGCTTTGATTTTCATGCCATCTGTAGCAGCAGGGAGTTGTTCTGCAAATTGTTTGTAAACAACACCGTATTTAACACCATCGCTCATTACAGAATTGAGAATAACTGTATGAGTCAGTTTGTTGATCTTTTCGATGGCTTCTGCGTTACTGTTGGATTTCGTATTCGCATTGTCAATCTCCTTAACAATTTCTTGTTGTGCAAATTCTGAGAAATTCGTGTAGAATTCCTGACGCTTAATTTGACGCAACAGATCATCATGGTCTTTCGATGTTTGGTCACCGTTTAATATGTAGTCCATGACAGCAAAATATGGATTATCTTGCTTGATGGATACAACTGTACCAATGACAGCTCCATCAGAACCATAACGCGGATATACGTTTGTTACTTTGAATTCACCATAAATACCCATTATTTATTTTCCTCCGTGGTATTATTAATTACATCTTAAATATCTGGTTGGCTTTCTAGCTTGCGCAGATCTTCCTTAAGTTCGTCATTCTTTTCGAGTAAAGAATTATACTCTTTTCTGAGTTGTTCTTTTTCCTCGATAAGTTTGTTGTGTTCTTCAAGCAATTCATTATATTTATTAATATAAAATTCTGCTTGAGCTTTTAACATTGCATTGTTTTTCATAGCGTCTAACATTACGATTGATAATTCATCGAATGACGCTTTGAATAATTGTTCGTCGTTCATTTATTCACCTTTTATGGTATATTATTTCTAAAATAACCAAATGCATCTACTGTTTTTTGTATTTGACTACGCATAGCTCCCGACATTTGAACATGTCCCTCTGCGTGTGTCCACAATCGCCATAATGCGGCAACACTTTCCTCTAATCGAATGAATTTTGTTACTTTATCGGTTTCAGAAGTCACTTCTCTGGGTACAACAAAATGTCGACACCATATTTCAGAATTCTTATTCCATTCACCAGGAGTCATTGTCTGAGATACGACTCCAAAATTCCATCCATCATTTCCGGAAGCATGTCGCATATAGTTATAGTCTCCGAACTGCCAAAGCTTATCTATGTCTTTTCCAGCATTATTATCTATAACAATACCGGAGAAAGACACCGAATTCCAGTTCTCAGACCCATTACGATTACTACCAATAATGGTTTTAGAGTGTTTTGTACCATTCTCTATAGAGTGTTCGTATCTAATAAATTGTGTAGGATATCCGGAGACTGATCGAATAATTCCGACATTGTCGCCGTTTAATCTAATCTTTTTATTATTTAAGTCTATTGATAATGAACCGTCCAAAGATTCGATTTTTCCCCCTATTAATTTAATACCTTTTAAAACACCAGAAGTAATATTATCGGCATTTATATTAGATACCGTAACAACACGAGCGTCTATGGTTCCTGAAGTAATCTTAGATGCATTCAGATTCTCAATCCAACTCTCTTTTATAAATGCTCGGCCAGTAGCCGTTACATCACCGTCAAGAACAATGCTTTTACCCTTGAGACGCAATCCTGAGTGATCGGCATTGATTGCGGTGATGACGTCTTTCGGTCCGGATAGGCTTAATGCCCAGGCGTCATTTTTCTGAGATATGACAGTCGAGGATACACCACCAGATGGTTTGTACCGTCCAACAGTACCTCCACGTACCAGCATGATTTCCTTAATACCAAATCGACCTTCTCCGGTTAATTTGATACGGAATGAGAATCGACCATTATATCCGTTGACATTATCAAATATATGCTGACCAACTACATCAAATGTATCTTTGGTATAAGTTTGGTATTGATAGCCAGGTTGCGCTGTCAGTACTTTAGTATATACCGGCGTTCCATTGTTATCGATAATTTGCAATTCGACATTCATATCTTTATTGCCTCGATAAACTCCGGTTGCGTCCATGTGGTATTTGCAATAGAAAGTATACTTATCACCATCCTCCATTTTGTCTATAACCAGAGGTAATGACACAAATGCGGAATTGTTTGAATATGTTCCATCGTAACTGCCTTTAGAAAAATAGAAGTACTCTGCACTTCCGTAATTTCCAGGTCTGGTAGATGTCGTATATCCATCAACTCCGTTAGTGAAGTTACTTAATTTTGCGGATAAGAACGTGTCAGTATCAACAATCAAGTTGTCAGTCGATTGTGATGCATTTGTGATTACCGTACGGATCTCATCACTGTTTTGGATAAGTTGGGAGATAGACGTTGTGATACCATTTTGGGTCGTACCAAGAGTACGTTTGTAGGTGTCTACGGTCTGTAAGACTTCTTGGAATTTCTCGCTTGAGTCGAGGTCGATGTCCTCATATGCCGGAGCATAATCCGTCCATAAGTCCCCGTCCCACATCATCGCGTCTTTAATATCAATAGCGACATTAGTACCAGCAGTCTTATTAGCGACGTCAATACGGAATCTAATTTGCATACCATTATTTAGAGAATTCTCAGAGATATTAAACCAACCAATTTTGGTTTTGTATGTGTCTGATGTAGAGACATCCCATTCGTCTTTGTTGTATTCTCGTGGCAATCCAAATGGGTTGTTACCACCAATCCATTGAATATATCCCGTACCAGAATAAACTTCCGGAGAAACCCGCATATTAGTGATACCAGGAGTGGTTGTACGAGTCTTGAATTGGATATTCATACGGTCACCGACTTTGTACCCACGTTCTTTGAGGGTCTTTTTGTCGATGAACCAATACCCTGTAATAACATCCCAGGCATTATTATCTTGTTGGTTCTTAATAGGTCCATTGAAATGGATTTCAGTCTTCGTACCGGCTAGGAAGTTACGACTACCGTATTTCTTAGGAATCTTTTGGTCAATAACGGAAGACAATTCCGTTTTGATTCTACCAGCTTCCTGAGTAACACGAGTGGCAATATCTGCTGTTCTAGCATAATCTGTTAGACGGTTATTAATCTGAGTTTGGATCTTACCGTCAACCAAATTGAATTTGGTATCGGTATAAATCTCGGCTTCTCTAGCTCGTTTAGGAATCTCGTCCAACATTAATTTGGCTTCAGTAGCAGTGATACGAAGTCCAATTTCTTTCTCGGATTGAGTGATTGCCGAGGATACAGCAGATGTGATCTTACCATCAACATCTCTTGTTGCCTTATCGACAGAAGTTTGAATACCGTCGATTCTCGCGGATAGGTTTGTCTCAACAGCAGTAACTTTCCCACTAACTGTATCCAAATCAGTACGAGATACCTTAGCAGAAATCGAGTCTTTGATAACCCTTAGTTCCGCAGAAGTACTTGCTGCATTCCCATCAACCTTCTTCTCCAGGTTTTGTGCAGCGATTTTGATCTCGTTAGCTTTCTGGTCGATCGAGGTTGAAACCTTGTTGATCTGACCATCGACAGTGGACTTGTATTGGCTTATAGCAGTTGAAATCTTGTTCGGAACTAGATTAAGTTCTGCTTTAGCTGACTCAATCGCACCGTCTAGATGGTTTACTGTTTCTTGATCGGCTTTAGCAGATAATCCGGTATTGAGATGTTGGATCTCGGCAGCATTTGTGGTAACTCTACCATCAGTATCAGTAATCCGACGCTTCATCGAAGCCAAATCACCGTCTACAGTAGATTTATAGTTCTTCCACTTCTGATCTCCGTCATTAGCGCTAGGCACCCAACCAGTTGCTTTAGTACCTTCTTCAACTTTCCACTTGTATGTGTATATGTTAGCACCATCGACGTTAGCGATTTCCTTAATTGCGAGTTGTATACTACCGCTAATAGTTGGATATGTGACAGTGACGTATTTCTCAGTACCGCCAGGTAACTCGAATATAGCCTCGCCATCAGTAGGTGCTAAGTCCACGCCATCCACAGTTACTTTATCAGTAGCAGGATCGAATGGTGTTACCTTGAATTTAGATCTCATACCAGTAGTATTCTTAACAAAGAACGACCACGTATATGGTATAGAGTAATTCTTACTTTCAAACGGCATGTAGAAAGTATTAGAATTCGGAGATGTTGAAATCTCATCCACTAAGAAATTCCGAGCACCAAGTAGTTGTCCGTTTTGCATGCCCCCGCCACCTTGGACGACATTCCAAAGTAAACCTCCTCCACCGTTCATCTCCAATGTACCATCTAGCAAATTGGGATTACCTGGTTTGATACGCTCCAATTCGGCAGCTAGTTGGTCTTTGATATCGCTAACCTTGACATTAATATCGCCATCGATTTTCTTAAGCTTCTCATCCAACTCATTCTGAATTGGTGTGAAGTCTGGTCGCCAACGTTTCTCAGCATCGGCAATAGCAGCACTTATGGACTCTTGGACATTGTTATTAATATCTTGTTTAGCCGAGTTAATAGCGTCGTTTACTTTGTCAGTAACCTTCTGTCCGAAATTAGCGTCGATGACAAGAACCCAGTTCTCACCGTCGAAACGCCACATCTCAACTTCACCCTCACCACCAACAGGCTTAAACCACAAGTCATCTTTGGATACCTTCTCACGAGGAGGTTCCTCAGGTCCATAGAAGTTTTTGTTTTTGTTGTTGGCTGATGTAAGGATTGTATGGATCAAACCGTCCTTCTCTCCGTAGAGAGCATTATTGACGATCTTGTTTGTCAAGTCTTGCCACTGGGCTTTCTGTTGGTCAGCTAAACTAGCTCGACCAGACCCACTGGAACTTGCCTCGATTTTGATGATTCGTTCCCTAAGAACATCATACACAATCTTACGGACTTTGACAGTTACGTCGCAGTCAATCTTAGGCACATAGACGTCCACTGTATCACAAAGTTGAATCTTCTCCAACGCTTGAATGATACGTCGATCCCACTCAGTAGAATCTTGTAGCGGAATCATCTCAACTTCAACGCTCAAATCAGGTTTATCCGCATCTTTGTTCTTAGATGTGAAATATGATTGAGCTTTGGCAGTAACTTGTGCTGGAGTAGGAGCTTTCTTCTTAGTTTCTTCTCCTTCTTTATGGGTTGAAGAGTCGTTGAATTCAGAACTCAAATCCAAAGGCACAATTCTTTTAACGAAGTAGTCGTCATAGTGAGGAGATTTGATAATATCCCCATAAATAACTTGTTCTGGTTCGTTCTCTCCCTCAGGAGTGAATGTCACGTATGGTAAAATGCGAGTGAATTTACCAGCCATAGACGATTTAACTTTAACATTCTTAAGATTCTTGCGAGGACGAATGGTTGTAACGTGATCTTTACCACGTTTGGAGTATAAATAAATCGTATTGTTAGTACGTTTAATTTCTCCACCCCAAGTATCAATAAATGATCCTTCTTCTCCAGCAATAGCGTTAAGAACATTCCGAATATCCATGTTTGTGTCTTTAGAGGTCTGAATATCGGAGATAAAGTTGTACTCAATTGGATCCACAGCTACACGTTTGAGTTGTTCCCAAGCTCCAGACGGTGTTGCAGATTTAATTGAGAGTGGTTTGATGACATTACCAGACAATTCATCAGTCTTAGTAACACCCTTAACCGTAATTTGGTTTGAATCAGCCTCTTTCTCAATCTCGTAAATACGAAATGCGTGAGGCTCATCATAGTCGTTTGGCTTAACCAAAATATAACGGTTTTGAGTGAGCGCTTGGGCCCACTCTCCACCGACAGGATATTTTAGTTCAAGCTCAAATTCTGCATTACGAACTTCAGTGACTTCTGCAGATATGGCGTCGTATAAGATCCCCATACCATTAGTATCAAAGACCCGTTCGTTCTGTTCATATAAAATTGGTCTCAAACTAATACCCTCCAATTAGGGGTTAGAGTTATCGTAGCCGGAGCAGTACCCTTAGTGGCTGTAAAATATACCCGGTTTGTCCGAAGATCATTCCCAGGATATAGTTTGAAGAACTCTTTCCCGACAGTATTGTTGTTTTTGTTTGTGATCGTGGATCCCGACTTAGAATATACAATGTATCGAGTGCTATCAATGATGATTGTCTCGTTTTGCATATCCTTGATTGTCATAGCAGTGGATCCAATAGAAATTTTCAAGTTACCCGTAACTCCAGAGAATTGTACTGTTGGTCTGGAGAAATATAAATTAGGATTGTCAATAACCTCACCAGAAGTAACAACTCGTGGTTGGTTATCAACATTATATTTAAACGGCTGACATTTGAGTTTCACTTTGAACGAAATACAACCTTGATAGAAGTATTTGTTCTCGTATGTGATCTCTGTCATGATAACTTTGTAAATATGACTTTGATCGAAATATGGAATTAGATCAATCCAATTCCCAATCCCGTTATTAAATAGAAAATTAATTTTATTACGGGCTAACGAAATATCACGATCTGAGTCATTGTGACTTCGTCCGTCGTAGAAACAACTAAGCTCGAATTCGGTTGGCTCATAACCTTCATCGTCATAAGCCAACTCTCCTTCGTAGCCATTTGGTGACTCGAAAGTCACTCTTCGTTTAGGTGTTTCTATATCGGGGCGATCTTGGATAAATACATTATAATCTTCAGACTTGTATCCGTTGATCATAAAATATCCAGGCTTTAAAGGCATCACCATAATACTTCTTCACCTTTCCCTCGACGAGCTTGATCGTCAAAGTCCTTAATATGTTGTTGAATTTCTCTAGCAAGTTGTTTGCCATCAACTGGTTTACCACCATTGTCCACTTTAACAGTAATAGAGTATTCTTTATTAGAGTTATCGTAGACATTTGTGTTAGTTGATTGCAATGAACTTGGAACACCAGAATATGCTGGTCGTGGAACATTAGTCGCATCAACACCGATTCCCCGTAGAATGTTGCCATTTTGAAGTTTGTCAAGATTGGTAGTATCAACTACAGGAGTGATGGTTGGACGGTAATCCATGTCTGCAAGCGAATCATCGAGCAACGTTCCAACAGTATTAACCGCATCAGCTACAGCAGAAGCCATGCCACTTGCGTGATCGACAGCGAGTGATGTAACATCTGAGAATCCGTTAGCAAAAGTTTTGCCCATCTTCTGAACAGATTTAGGCATCTCTTTAGCGATACCCATAGCAACCCCTTGAGGAATATACTTACCTACATTAGCTGCGAATAACCGTGATGGCGATTTAATCTTCGCTTTAGCTCGAGCAGCACGTTCGGCTTGAGCAACAATTTCATTAGTAGCAGCGATAACAGAACCCAAGTGAGCTCTAATACCGGCAGCAACCCCTTGAGAAATCATCGAACCGACATACACACCACCAGCATGAGCCACACCAGCAGCAGATCGAACTCCGTTTGCAGCTTGCATCATACCCGTTAGGATTGTCACATTAAGCAACGCCATGGCCATACGCATAGCAGAAACCATTTGAGTTCCAAGTTGGAGCATGGTTGCGTGCATCATTGCACTAGAGCTACGGATTTGGTTGGCCATTTGCATCATAGCTGTCATGATTGTCATCTGCATCGTCATAAATGCCATTTGCATCGATGCTCTCATCATGTTTAGAGACATGTTCATTTGAGCATTGATTTGAGACATAGATGAAGAAATAGCTTGAGCAATTCTAGACATAGACGCGGCCATAGCTGTCGCTGCTTGGTTCATAGAGTTCTGGATAGATTGGACAACGCCCATCATACCAGTCATTACTGTCGTACGAACTAACGCCATAGATGTAGATGCGCTAACACCCATCATAGCAAATCCTCTAGCCATACCGGCTGCCGCTTGAGCCATACCAGTAGATATAACAGTTGAAACGGATGCCATATTAGTACGGATAGCATTTACAACACTCATCATTCCCATGTTAACAGCCATAACAACAGTAGTCATAGATGTTGCGGCAGCGGCTCCCATCAAAGCAAAGCCTTGTTGTAAGGCTGCACGAGCTTGGTTCATACCGTTATTAACAGCATTAACGACCAAAGTCATTGCCATAGTCATAGCAGTACCAAGAACCGCAAATGATGCAGTAGATCCAGCAGCACTAGCTCCAAATTGTGCAAGAGCAGTTCTTGCTTGGTTCATAGCATTACCGAATGCCGTTGTGCCGTTAGAAATAGATGAGAATGCTGTACTAAGGTTTGCTACAGCAGAACCAGTTGTTGTAAACATCATGCCTAGAGAAGACATTGACGCACCAACTGCTGTAATACGAGATATGAATTGAGATAATGTGTTTGCCACTTTCTCAAGACCCGCGGCGAGAACCATAATCCCCGGAGCAGCACCCATTGTTGATTGTCCCACACTAGAAAGCGCGTTTGCCACGCTCTTAATATTGCTAGCCATTCCTGAAGAGGACGACTTAATCTTCTCAGATGATGATGCGAATTTCTCAAGATCAGAAGCAGCACTAGGGGCAGAAGACGATACTGTCTTAAGCGCGGAACCAATATCTTTAAGGGCCCCTGATGCTCCATTACGAGTACTTAACTTGTACATTACAGTATCGAGTTTGTCAAGGTCGGCACGGAATCCGTTTAGGTTACCAGTACCAGAAGCTATACCAAGTCCCCCAACAGCGATACCGACCGCAGTAATAGCAGCCGCAGCTTGGAGTCCATGATCGGCAATAGGTTTCATACCTTTACCCATTCTCTCGATACCCGTACCCACATCTTTGAAGGCATGTCCGATGGCTTCGATAATACCTTTGATCGCATTACCTACGGAATCAACGATCTTAGAAACACCATTCATTACGTGCTCAATACCTTTACCGAATCCTTCGGCAAATTTACCAGCACCTTCAAATGCTTTACCAATTCCTTCGAGAGCAGATTTAACTGCTGAACCAACAGACTCAACAATAGATGATACCCCTTGTAAAGCAGATTGGATACCTTCTCCTAATCCTCGAGCAGCAGAACCGATTCCTTCAAATGTAGCTTTAATAGCACCACCGATGGACTCTACAACTGAAGCAACACCTTGTAGGGCTGCTTGGATACCTTGACCGATTCCTACAAATACATTCTTGAGCGCTTCACCAACTGCTCGGATAACATTAGCGAAAGCATTGATTGCTCCGACAATACCCTGCATAACAGAGTTAACGATTGAAGCGATACTAATGAATATGACTTGAATGGTTTGTCCAATGGTTTGAACTACGGTTACGAAACCTTCGATTGCTGTTTTAATAAGATCAACTACTGAAATAATAACATCCGCTATTGATCTGATAATAGACCCTAGATTATTAACAATTGCAATAACAGTATCCGCAATTGCCTGTACTACATTTGACACTTCTTGAATCAATGTCTTGATAGCATCGATTAAAGGTACAAGAATAGGAGCTAATGCTTGTGCGATACGCTCAATAACCTGTAAAATTACTTCGATAATCGGTTCCATGATCTCAAGGAGTCCTTGGATAATTGGACCTACCAATTCTTTGATAACTTTAAGAGCTATCTCAGAAATAATACTAAATAGTTGTGTTAAGGCTGGAATAAGACGATCTTTAACGCTAATTAAAGCTTTACCAAATTCTTCAATGAATTTAGTGGCCATTTCGACAGCAGTCTGTACTAAAATAGCCATATTGTCCATAATACCTTTGGCGAACTCAACTAGGACTTTAACACCCGAATCAACCAGTCTATGAGCATTGCTTGCCAAACCGTCCAATAATGCTAATATCATTTGTACGGTAGCAGCAATTATTCGAGGTATACCTTGGGCAAGACCTTCTACGAATTGAACAATCAATTCAATACCGGCCTTCATCAACCTAGGACCAGCTTCAACAAGTGATTCGACGAATACTAGTAATCCTTGGACAATATTAGCGAATGCTGCAGGAGCTGTATCTGCCAAATTCTTAATGGCCATACTGAATGCCAAGAATCCAATACCAGCAATAGCGATAGATGATGCGGCCATTATTGAGGATGCACCGAAAGACATCAACGTCTTAGACAATATCGCCATACCACGAGCAGTACCTTGGGCTAATTTAGCGGCACCGATCAAGAGAATCAAGTGACCTGCCAAAGCACCCAAACTGATACCAACTGCAATTAAGTTAAGGGATGCTAACAATGCAATCGGAACAGCTAATGCCGTAAGAGCAACAGATAGAATAAGCAATTTACCGGCATCACCGACACTTACTTTTTCTAGACTCTTAGACATGATCACTAGTCCGCCCATAGCAGCGCCCATTGCTACAGTGGCAGCAAGAATACTTTGCCATGGATAGCTAGCGACTTTGGACAAGGCGTTACCTATTGTATTAACGGCATTTGATAATGCGATAATCGCTGCAATATCTCCCGCACTCGCATCGACTTGAGTCATTACTTTAGAAATATACACAAATCCTGCTAATACAACACCGATAGCGACAGTAGCCACAGTAAGACTTTGCCATGGTACTTTCGCTACTTTAACCAACGTATCGCCAATATTACCTAACAATCTAGAGAATTGCTCAAATATAGCGGCTGTGGCTAAAGTTTGTGAGATACTACCGGACATTCCACTAACTTGTTTAGCGGCGAATCCTAAAGCCACAATAACAGCACCAACACCAGCGCAGGCTGCTGCTAAATTAGGCCATGGGATTTTAGATAGCTTTTCAACAGTTTTACCAATAGAATATATAGCTAGAGTGAATGTCAGAAGAGCAAATATAGACTTATAATCTATTTTTACGGATTTCAATAGATGAGCAACACCTATCAATTCAGCCATAATTGTGGTGATGGTACCAAGTGCCAACAATACGCCATCTAAATTCAGTTTCGATAATCCTTCTACAGATTTACCTAATATGAATACAGATCCAGCAAAGGCAATCATACTAAGAATGGATTTAGAATCAGTTTTCACACCTTGTAGGGCATTCATCACAATAAGCATTTCACTAAGTAATATGCTGATTGTACCGATTGCTAGTAATAACTCATCCCACTTGAATTTAGCCAACTTCTCAACAGATAATGCTAAAATATAAACTGATCCAGCGAACGCTATCATAGACATTATCATTTTGTTTTCGAATTTGACATTACCCATTCGTTTCATTGAATGAGTCATAACTTCCATTAATCCGCCAACAGAAGCAACTGCAGGGATCATTGAATCGATTGGTAATTTAGCTAATTTCTGAACAGCTAATACTAAGATTCGTACGGATATAGCAAATCCTATCATTGATACTAGGGTTCTACCACCAACGACAGTACCATTAAGCTGTTTCATACATAGGACTAAGGCTTCCATTAAGGCGGCAGTTCCTAGTAATCCTTGTATAGCAGCTTCTGGTTGTAACTTAGCAATGGCTTTGACAGACATTACTAAAATACGTAAGGATATAGCGAATCCGATCATTGATGCTAATGTACGTCCACCTACAACAGTTCCGTTGAGTTGTTTCATACATAAAACAAGAGCTTCCATAAGAGCGCCAGTAGCAACAATACCTTGTAGAGCAGCTTCTGGTTGTAATTTTGCGATTGCTTTGACAGACATCACGATAATACGAAGAGAGATTGCGAATCCAATCATAGACGCCATTGTTCGTCCTCCGACGACAACACCATTCATTTTCTTCATACATCTAGAAAGTTCTTCCATCAATGCGCCAGCACCAACCATACCAATAACGGCACCTTCAGGATCTAGTTTAGCGATTGCTGCAACAGAACTTACAATAATACGTAAGGCAATAGCGAATCCAATCATTGCTGTGGCTCCGCCTTTATTGTAACTTACCTTATCGAGTTCTTTCATGCTATCAGTCATGGTGCGCATTAATGCACGAACGCCGACCATAGCAACTCCGATTTCGGCAACGCCCATCCCTTTTAATTTAGCAAGTGCACCTACAATAATTCGCATAGCAAATGCAAATGCAATCATCTTGGTTATACCAGCTTTAGAAGTTTTCTCAACTTCGGATAAGCGCTTCATAGATTTAACTAGACCGTTCATAACGAATCTAATCCCTGCAATAGCGCTAACCATGCTATCCATATCCATACCTTCA